GTCATTAAAACATCTTCATTCGAGCCCCACACGTTCGACTTGTACGAGGAATTGGGCAGGCGCAATGAAGCACGTGTTAAAACTTTAATTGAAGAAATGGGAGACAAGTACCTCTGCCACCCAAACAACCGCATCAAACGCCTAGGAGTAAAACATGAAAACATTTAATGAGCAGTTAATTTTAGCGGGTGCGCGTGCTAAAGGCGCGCGTAAAGATTTTGGGGCTGCATCCAAACAGTACAGCGTCTACATCGAGGACATCGACAAGCTAGCCGCGGCATGGAAAGCAACACAGCCGCAATTATTTTGGGATGAGGACTCCCCAGAGTACAAAGAGATGAGCCGCCGCTGGCAAAAGCGGCGGGATGCGAGAAGTGTCCCTGTTGCTATGAAGGGGGTACTATGAACTTGTACGAGTCTCAGCCGGTGCGGGACAAGCACAAGCTGACGTGGCATGAGGAGTACTTGCTGGGCGTTATTGCCGCTGTGAAAGAAAGTTTTATTACCGAAGTGATGCAACACGCGACCGAGGCAATGGCGGAAGCCACGGCGCACAAGTACTTGACTCAACTGGCTGATAACAAGTTTCTGATACAGGAGCGCAGTAAAGAAGATAAGCGGTATATTCGAGTTACCCTGACCGACAAGGCACGCAAGTTTCTTCGGGAGTTACAACATGGATGATATGGATGTACTCGGCATAATGCGGGAGAACGCCGCGCTGTGCGGACTCGAAGCGGAGGTAATCATTACTTTGAAGTTGTTTGAAGCAGGCTATGGCAATGCGCAGGCTATGGCTGAGCAGTTAAGTAAGATTAACAATGCGCTGTTAACAGTTGATGCGATAAGGAAACGAAATGCACAGCGATGAAATTAAGAAGGCGGTGTTCCCCAAAGATGTTGCTATGGATGAACTGTATAAAAAGAATCAGGAGTTAAACAACCTTGTTAGAGAGCTTCAGAGAAAAGCAAACTACTACACACACTTACGGGACATAGGCGTGGTCCTTACTACAGACGAAGGGGCCAAGTACTTGCAAGGCGAAGATATGGACACGTATTTAGCGGTGAGGTACGTATCAATGGACAATGGCTTTGGTATGGCTGACGTAAAGCAGGAGTGGAAGAAAATTGTATATGTTCATGAGAATACTAAATAGCATAGACGGCGTGTTCTACGCACTCTATGGGGTCTGGGTTTTGTTCGTTGTTTATATTCGATATATTTTACGGAGAGTTTTATGAATACACTTATCGCGGCGTTTCTGTTATCAAATTTTGACGCCACGTGGGGGTGGTGGACAGCCTTCTGGATTATTGTTTTCTTAGAGTTGTACGGAGCCGCAAAATGAATGAAGATGAACAAGCAAGGACTGAGAGTTTGATGCACCAGACAAAGCTAGCGAAGAAGATCCGCAGTAGAGCAAACGGTGAACAGGTTGGCGGTGAGCATTACAAGCTAAAGTCTATTCAGCCGTGGGACTATATCGTGGGTAATAACTTGGGGTACCTTGAAGGAAATGTCGTCAAGTACGTGTCGCGGTGGAAAGACAAGAACGGGGTGCAAGACCTTCAGAAAGCCTTGCATTATTTACAGAAACTTATTGAGATAGCGGAGCAGAAATGAAATTAAAAGTAGAGACCTTGATAGAAAACCCAGACGGTTCTGCCGATGTTTCTTTTATCTTTGATGAAGAGGCGAAGAAGTATGTGTTTGCGCTTGGAATTGAAGCGGCGATTACGATAGCACTTGAGACCACGAGAGTTACGCCAATAGATTCAGGAGACCTCGATGGCACGCCCATTACCCAAGAAAAAGTATGAGCGCAACGCCGCCGAACAACTGGTGGATAAACTCGGCGTAGACAAAAATTCGTTTAATAAGAGCCACGTTGATACGCTACTTGAGCTTGCAGATTTAAAGCGAAAGCATACTATGTTGGTGGAGCAATATGCCCGCGTGGAAAAGTTTAATGAAAAAAAGGAGGAGGTGTTTGCTCGGTATATATTCTTGCGGACTATGGAAATTATCGTCATGGCCCCCGATGGGGTTAAACATTTAAAGGAGGAAGACCTTGATAATTATCTAGACGAACAACTTGGATCACCGTTTAATACCTTAAGTGCTAAAGCACTTCTTGAAATGGCGAAGCATTTACAGTTAACCAAGGAACTCGCCGTAGCCCGTACAGTCACCGACCATATTAGGGAGCACATCGACGAACACGCCAAGTATATGGCAAAGGAAAAATATGGCACGCACCCCTGAAGGTCTTGTTAAAGACAAGGTAGTAAAGATATTGAAAGAACGGGGGGCGTATTACTTCTACCCCGTGACGGGCGGCTTTGGTCGATCGGGTATCCCTGACATTGTGGCTTGCTACAGGGGATGGTTTATTGGCATAGAGTGTAAGGCAAGCAAGAAAAAACCAACTGCCCTACAAATGGCTGAACTTGAAAAAATATCCGCCGCCAACGGATTACCGCTCGTCGTTAATACAGGAAATGAACTGGAGCTAGTAAATGGGCTTCTTGACGCTATCGAAACCACCACCGCAATCGGACAAAAGGGAATTTATGCCTCAATATGAACACAAAGATAAAGCCTACAATCACATCATTGATGAACTAAAAGGATGCACGGAAGAAGATACAGACACCGCCGCAGTGGTGTTGATTGTCGATAGTAAAAACGAGTCCTTGCGCATCTACGGATTGAACATGGACGAGATGGAGTTACCNCTCATACTGATTGAAGCCGCTGATAAAGTCCGTGGGGACGTAGTGCGCAGGTTTGTTAACAGGACAATAAATTGAATAAAGTCTTAGTAGTTGACTTCGAGACTCGGTGGGATAGCAAAGAGTACACGCTAAGCAAGATGACCACCGAGGCGTATATACGTGACCCGCGCTTCAAGGCGTTTGGTATTGGTGTAAAAACATACGGGGAGGACGACGCGCGGTGGATATCTCACCATGACATACCTGACTGGGTACAGAGCGTGGACTGGACGCATACTGCCTTACTTGCGCACAACGCGCAGTTCGATGTGGCGATTCTATCTTGGGTGTATGGTGTGAAGCCGGCGTTCATCTATGACTCGCTCAGTATGGGGCGCGCACTGCGCGGCGTGGAGGTCGGCAACAGCTTGGCTAAACTTGCGCAAGATTACGGGCTCCCCGCTAAAGGCAAGGCGGTGAATGACACGAACGGGTTGGCTGAATTAACCGAGGAAATAGAGCGCGAACTATCTGCATACTGCTTGCATGACGTGTACTTATGTGAGCAAGTGTTTAACAGGCTGTATAACGAAGTTAAAGAGGGCTACCCTAAGTCTGAGTTACGCTTGATTGATATGACGCTACGCATGTTTACCGAGCCTGTGTTGACGCTTGATAAGGAGATGTTAATTGAAGCCATCAAAGATGAGAAGGACAAAAGAGAGAGTCTTCTTGCAAAGCTTAAAATTGAAGAGACGGCGCTCGCTAGTAATCAACAGTTTGCTGAAGTACTCACATCAATCGGTGTCAACCCTCCAACGAAGGTTAGTAAAACGACGGGCAAAGAAGCTTTTGCGTTTGCTAAAAATGACGCGCTTTTCCAAGCGCTCCTCAATAGTGACAATGAGGAAGTTGCACTTCTTTGCGAAGCCCGTCTTCGCGTTAAAAGCACGTTGGAGAGAACCCGTGCGCAGCGTTTTCTCGATATTGGAGGAAGAGGCACGCTACCTGTCCCGCTTAACTACTACGGCGCCCACACAGGGCGATGGTCTGCCTCGAAGGGGTCGAGCCTTAACTTACAAAACCTCAAGCGCGGATCTTTCCTACGAAAAAGCATATGCGCACCTGAAGGATATAAACTTGTTGTGTGTGACCTCTCACAAATCGAACCCAGAGTATTGGCATGGTTTTCCGATTACACGACGCTACTTAAAATTTTCGCATCAGGGCAGGATGCTTATGCGGCGTTTGGCGCGCAGATGTTCGGTATCCCCAACCTCAACAAAAAAGATAACCCAGAGCTTCGGCAGTCGGCGAAATCCGCGCTTCTTGGATGCGGCTATGGAATGGGGTGGGCCTCGTTCGCGGCTCAGCTACTCACGGGGTTCCTTGGCGCACCGCCGACACTCTACGACAAACCGTTTGCTAAAGTGCTGGGCGTAACATCTCAAGACATTGCGGACTTCCTCGGTTGGGATGCTAATGTGGAGAAGATGAGCCAGATCGTACGGACGTGTTCAGACAAAGAGTTGTTGATTCACTGCGTCTGCGCTAAGATGATTATTGATAAATACCGTGAGTCCGCTTCCGCGGTCGTATCGTTCTGGGAATTATGCGGGGCAGCTATTGAGCACAGCCTCTACAACGGCAAGCCCTACACGCACAAGTGTATAACTTTTGACAAAGGGTGTATAATTCTGCCAAACGGATTGGCGCTACGCTACCCCGACTTAAAGCCGACGGTGGACAACAACCGTGTGCAGTGGACGTATGGAGAAAACGCCAAGCGTCTGTATGGGGGGAAGATAGTCGAGAACATCGTGCAGGCGGTGGCTAGGTGCGTCATGACGGATGGCATGCTGAGGATACAGAAGCGGTACCGCTGTGTCTTAACTGTCCACGATGAGGCGGTTGTGCTGGTACCCGAAGCTGAAGCAGAGGAGGCAAAAGAATGGGTGCATGCCCAGATGATAGCAGAACCAAAGTACCTGATAGGGATTCCCCTTGATGCAGAAGCAGATTGTGCAACACGTTATGGAGAGGCGAAGTGAAGATACCTAGCAAGATTAAAGTTGGTCACAAAAAGTACTCGGTGCAAAAAATCAAGATGATACCCGGCGTTCGTGGCAGGATTTACTATGGGTCAGAATTGATCCTTATCGCTACCCATGGTGCTGGCGGATATAAGTACACCAAGAAAGAAATGTACAACACATTCTGGCACGAGCTTACGCACGCTATTCTGGATGACATGGGTAGCAAACTTGAACAAGACGAGAAGTTTGTCAGTAATTTTTCAGATAGGCTAGCTAATGCAATCAACAGCGCAAAATTTGAGACCTGACATTCAGGCTATGCTAGACATATGTGAGATACAGGGCGTGCCTGTTATATACGAGAAAGGACTTTTTATGCTGGATAGAAAAAACATAACCTTAAGATGGGGGTCTGTTCAAGTTGAGCGATTTTACGCCACCCAAAATGTTGAAACTGTTTTACTTTGGCTAGATCAGTGTAAAAAACGGGGCAAGAAAAAATGAACAAAATCAAATGGTCACACTCAGGTCTTAAAGACTACGAGGGTTGCGCTAGGCGGTACCATGAAATTAAGGTGCTGAAAAACTACCCGTTTACCGACACGGTGCATACAATCTACGGCAAGCAAGTCCACGAGTCTGCCGAACTGTATGTGCTAGAAGGCAAACCACTACCGCCTGAGCACACTTTTATGCAACCCACGCTCGATGCGCTACTAAAGAAAACGGGCAGGAAACTACCCGAACACGAGATGGGTGTGACCGAAGATTTGCGGCCTTGTGATTTTAATTCGGCGGATGTCTGGGTACGCGGTATCGCGGACTTAATTATTGTTGATGATGATGGCTTAAAAGCATGGGTGTTTGACTACAAGACGGGCAACAACAAATACCCAGACAGAGATCAACTAATTCTTATGTCACTGATGGTGTTTATTCATTTTCCGCATATCAGACAAGTAAATTCAGCATTGCTCTTTGTGGTAAAAGACTCTATAGTTAAGCACAAGATGCTCAGGGAAGAAGCCGAAGAGCAATGGTGGAGGTATCGTGAGCGCGTTGGGCGTCTTGCGCAGTCATTAGAAGCAAACGTATGGAACCCCACACAAACCCCGCTTTGTGGGTGGTGTGCTGTGCGTAGCTGTGAATTTAACAAAAACCATTAGGAACGGTCATCATGCCATACGTTAATAAACCAAGACCTTACGACAAAGAATACGAAAATT